GGAGGGAAGAATGCGAAGGGTGGTTGTGCCTTCTTCTAGCTGGACAAAGTTCTTGAGGAAGTCTTGTCCGCCGCCAGCAGCCTTTCCAGACTGGAGTTGTTCATGCTTCTTGCGAAGCGCATCGAGATCTACTTTTGCCATGTTGTTTCTCCGTTATTTAGCGTAAAGCTTAGTTTCTGCTCTTTGGTTACTAGACAGTTGAATTAGCATATCCTTCTTGTGGTCGAGAGCAGTCACTAGCGACTTCAAGAGGGAGTACCGAGTGGTGAGGTTGTTATAGTCTTGCTTAAGAGCAAAAATCTCAGGGTCTGCTGCGACGATGGCTTCCAAGTTTTTATCTGTTATCTTCTTGTCAGCACCGTCTACAGCAGCTAGTCTGACCTGAGCAGACTTTTGTTCTACTTGTACTTCAACGGAGTCCATCTTTTGTTTTACAAGTACCATGGCTCCCGCATAGTACGCATAAATAGAGGATTGACGCTCCATCTCATGATCAATTTGATGTTTGTCTATCAAAGTTAGATTGTCGCATAGGCTGATATAGAGTTCCATATCAAGCTTGTCTGCGATGTTTTTTATAATTTCAGACTTCATTCTGTATCTATTAGTATTTTAAACAGGGTTGGGTTTAGTCTAGCTAGTAATAGGAAGCCCCTACTTATATTTGTAGCAAGTTCCTCGTTTGTTGGATTAAATTGTTTTTCATCATCAGGATTGGTATATCCCGTGATTTCTAATAGGACATGGGTAATCTCATGAAGTAAGGTTTCCCTAAAGTATTCACTAGATAACCTATCATCGACATAGATTGTGTAGGTATTTAAATTCGTATACCCAGCGCATTCATCAGGAGCGCAAGGAATATCACTAGTGAACCTAAACTCAAATGTAGCCCAGCCAGCATCTAGGCCATCTATGCATTCCTCCAAGATCTTATCTTTTATATGTTTATGCTTCTGCTTCATGTTCTATCATTGTCCCTTCTGTCATCCTTAGAGTATTATAGTCTACATCCATGGGGACGATAAAGCCCTTACGAGCATTACGGGATTTAATTACATAAACCCTTATTCTACCGTCCTCATACTCTTCCTCATTTTGATTAAGACTAACCACAAAATCGCATGGACGAACCTTACCATAGCTGTCTGCCATTTCGGCATCTGTGATAATTTCGGCACGGCGACCAGCGCGGTTGGTTTGAGTAGCAGTCCAGACCAAAAGATTATTTTCTACAGCAAGTCCACGAAGTTCTTGCGCGATCCTCTCTTGTGCCTGATACTCTGGCATGCCCTCAGCAACAGGGCGTAGTAGCTCAAGATAATCAACGATGAGAACATCAGGTACAAAATTGTCATAATTGCGTAACTGGTTGAGTAGTGCGCGAATATTATTTACATTCGCACGACCAGTGGGAAATTCCTTGATAACCAGCTTGCCGTCAGGGAATTCGTTGCGAAAGATGTCCAACCGCTCCTTGACCTCGCTTGTGTAGTCCTTGAGGCGGGACTGTGGCAAAAGTGTCATAGAGGAGTCGAACCTTTGAGCAATCCGATCTTCGCTCATCTCCAAAGATACATAAAGCACCTTGCGGTTCTCCATCAAAGATGTAACTCCTTGATTAACAAGGAATAACGATTTACCTACACCAGCAGGAGCAACAACCATACAAAGCTCCTTACGCATGGCACCCCCTTCCATATTCTTATTCAGAGTACGAAGGATAGTCTTGAATGTATCTCGCTTCTGACTATTGTATGTGCGATCCCAACGATTACTTAAATCGTCGAAATACATCTGTCCATTATCGACAGAACGAGAAATCATCAATGCCTGTCGGACACGATCTTCTACCTCACCAAACTTATCCTCCTTAATCAAGGTGAGCGATTCTACAATCGCCCCCTTCATGGCTTCACGCTTGGCAAAGTTCTCGATCAGGTCTAGGTAGTATTGTTGATGCCCGATTGATTGAATATCGAGCTTATTGATAAACTCAAGTTCATCCGAGTAATCGGACAAGTCTTGGGTTGGACGCTTGAATCTCTTGGCTTCCTCCACAATCAAGTCATCCGTAGGCAACTGCTTGTACTTGTCGTAGTACTCAGTTACGATACGATACAACTGATTGTGGATTGATGACTCAAAGTAGTCTGGCTTGACAAGGTTTACTATCTCTAGATAGAAATCCTTGTTGGACTTGACCAGATACAGGATACCACGCTGAATTGATTCTGCGAATTGATACATTACTTTTTCTTTTTCTTTTCCAGTTTAGACTTTAGACCGTTGATGCCTTCACCGAGTTTTGTTGTTGTTGATTGCTTTTGTCTTAGCTCGCTATCCGTCATCTTTCTCAATGTGCCATCCTTAGTTAAAACATCTAGGTTGGGTTTGTATCTCGTGTACGGAGATTGTGTTTTATCTACATCCAATCGACCCTTGGAATCTTGGATGGCTTCATTATAGAATTGAGTGACATTTGATTTACCTATTTTTGCAATCTTGCCGGATACCTTTATTGCAGAAGGTGCGCTGATTAATCGAGATGCTTTTTTTCCACAAGTTATGCACTTTTTGGTTTTAGGCATCTTTTTGGGTACGCTTTGATATATGTGATCAAAGACTTCCCCACAGCTATTGCAGCCAAACTCATAAGTTGGCATCAGGCACCACACTCCCCCCCGTTCATAGAACAGGCAGCACCATCAGCCATGCCCAACTCAACCTCCCGATTACCAACATACTTGGCAATGTTTTCAGGAGTCATTGGTACGGCTTCAAGAGGCTCGTTGCCCTTTGATCCAGCACGGTAAATAGTTAGACCCTTTAGATATTCAACATAGTCCAATGCAACAGTTGTTAGATCTTCCGCCTTAGCTTCCTTTGGGAGGTTGATAGTCTTGCTGATGGAAGAATCAATGTACTTCTGCCAAGCAGCCTGTACCGCTAAATGCTGTTCGGGAGTTATGTCATACGCGCCTACGAATCCTTCGATTGATTTTCCTCCGTCGAAATATTCCCGCAATAGCGGATCCACGACAACAACTTCCTTCCAAACATTTGCATCCCGGTATCTACGAATGTAAATAGGAGCAAACATAGGCTCAATACCGCTTGACACACCCCATAGCATAGAGATAGTGCCAGTAGGAGGAATAGTAAGCATAACCGCATTACGAATTCCGTGCTCTTTGATAAGAAGTCGTATACGAGCAGGCAAAGTTCTTGCAAATCCTTCATCTAAATATTTCTTTCTATCAAATGCAGGGAATGCTCCCTTGTCACGAGCAAGGTAAGTAGATTTAATGTACGCAATGTCCCGCATAGCCATTGCAATACGCTCGGTTAGTTCAATGCACTTTTCACTACCATACCGAATACCAAGCTTGATTAACATGTAGTGATAACCTAGAACACCTAAACCGATACGACGAGAACGGTGACCTACTTCCCTGCATTCGGGCGTTGGGAAATAGTTTACTTCTAGGATATTATCTAGGAACTGAATACCTGTCCGAACAGTTCTAGCGAACTTCTTCCAGTCAAATTCACCATCCGTAACCATGTTGGCTAGGTTGATATTACCTAGGCAGCAATTACCATAATTAGGAAGAGGGATCTCCCCACATGGGTTGGTGGAACGCATCTCCTCAAAGTAAGATACATTCGTATGACGGTTGGCTAGATCTAGATTGAATATGCCGGGATCCCCAGATTGAACTGAATTCAACCAGATCATATCCCACAATTGTTTAGCCTTCAATGGCTTTTGTTCCGCAGATACAAAGTCATCTGTGAATTCAACTTTATGTTGTTCTCTTGCTCTAGCCATGGCATCCTCCGCAGAGTTAGCCACTACATCAATATAGAAAGGGTATGGGTGAGCATCGTTCTTGCGTTGTACCGAGAAGATATGGTATTTACGGTTAGCAAATGTAAAATACCAATCTTCGTTGTTCTTGCAAGCTTCAATGAAACGATCTGTGATGCCTACCGAGATATTGAAGTTATTTAACTCATTCATGTCTAGCTTAACATGGAGGAACTCTAGTAGGTCAGGGTGCGT